GAGAATTATAGCTTACTTGGGACTCCTGATTTACTGGGGTATAATGCTAACAGCTACTTTTTCACAGTAGAGTTAAAAGTATCAAAGGGCAAGAAGGTTCGCCTGTCCCCTCACCAAATATCATTTCATGTCAAGCATCCCAAGAATACTTTTATCTTGGTTGAACATAAAAATAAGCACTTGTTATTCGAGGGTCATCAGTCGCTTGCGCTTGTCGATTCTGGATTGTCTTCCTCGCTTGAGCCTGTTGCTTCTTCGCTTGAAGGTTCAGTATCTTTTTTGTCATCTCTTGGTGGTTGATTCTTTTTGAGTTCCTTATAATATTTTGGATGTTTAAACGTATGGGTCACTTAATCTTCCATACAACTTTGTACTTTTTTATATGCAACAACTTTAAAATCATAACCAACTGTATCTCTATCCATTTTTAATTTCAATGCTTCTTGCCATTCAATTAAAGGATTGCCTTTACAATCAAAGTCAATACCTATAAATTTAGGTTTCTTAAAACCTATCCATTTTTGTTTTTTCATTCTTCATCCTCTTCTATTTCAAAATCTACATCACCCATAATTAAACTATCATATGCCATAAGTTTAGCGTCTTCTTCATCTTTAGCATCAACATAAGTTTCTCTAGTGATTTTAACTTTATATTTTTTTAACTCTATGCTTTGTGGATAATCTTCTCCGTTCATTTGTCCCCCTCTTCATTTTCATAATATTCAGTTAAAAAATTATCAACACTTGAAGCCGTGTTATTATCAACATCTGTAATTGTTTCGGTGTACCAAGTGCCGTCCTCTCGTTCCATAGTTGTGACTATTGCCCAACCCGTACATTTTTTTTTCATAAATTATATTCCTTCTCTAAATGTGGGTATGGATATTTTTCTCTCCAAAATCTTCCGTTGTAAGAAAAATGTCCAATATATTTTTTACCTTTATAAACTTTAGGTGGTATAAAATTTCCACTTCCTA